AATTATTATCTGTTATATAACAGATTATTATTCATCAAAACTATATCTAATATTATCACAATTAATTTGTTTAACTTCTTTATTATCTTTATTAGATTTATTATGATATTTACCATTAAGAATAACTTTAACTTTCTTACCTTCTTTATCTTCTGTTATAGCAAACTTATCAATAATAACTTTATCGCCATCATCTACAAATCCTTTAATACCATATTCTTCTGCTATATCAAGAAGTTTGAAAACACTTCCTTTAAATACTGCTAAAGGATTAACTTCATACATGCCACGAACACTTGTATTTTTAATAATAGAATATCGTTTAAGATCTGCTAAACATTCTTGATACATTCTATTATTTAATTCCGCTCCAACAATACAGCTTATAGTATCAAGATGAATTCTAATAATATTGCTATTATATTTAATAGCATTAGCTATATATCCGATTATTGCATAATTAAGATATTTTCTACACATTGATAAACAATTCCAAATATAATTACCAATAAGACTAAAATTCATACAAATCTTTTCTGTAATTCTAATTTCTTTATTATCGATTTTACCTATAATTAAATCACAATCAACTTTTCTTATACCAAAAGTATTAGGAATAATAATAGAATTACAATCGTTATTACCATCGTAATAATCATTTAAAGTTTTAATAAAAGCTCTATTTGTGTCCATATTATAATTATTTAATTGTTTTTGTAAAGGTACAAAAAAGTGATAATTTGTCATATTTTGTGACTAAAAAAGTACAAAAACTTGATAATTTGTCACTTTTTTGTACCAACAACAATGTTGAATATCAAGTAGTTAGCTAATAACAGTATTATATTAATATATAATATATAATATATAATAATAGCTTATTGAACAATAGAATCATCTATATGAATAGGAATATCTACACTCTTTTTGTGAGCACGTTTATATTCTTCTAAACATTCTTCACAACAGAATTGTTTACCTTTATAACAAATAATATTATCTTCTTTTAAATCTTTAATAGTAGGTTTATAAAATGTATGATTAATACTATGACTACAATTATCACAACTAATTTCATAAATTTTTTCTATCATATCACTAACAGGTTAATTATTATTTCGAGTACAAGATAATAAAAAATTATTATTTATCCTTGTTAGTTACCAAAAAGTGGTTATATTAGTTACCAAATTTGGTAAATATGGAACTTAGTATTGATAAACGTACCGTTGATATTCTATATGTAGATAAAGAAAATCTACATAATTTTACTGGTACTGATATTGTTAAATTTGTTACGAATAATGATATTAATGGTATTGATCTATTTGTGGCTCTTTTAAGCGGTGTTTATAATCTTAAACCCGCTGAGACTAATCTTCTGAAAGTTGTTGTTAATTACAATCGTAAAGTTGCGTCGCCTATTGTAAGACAAAAAGCTAAAGACGAATATGAGATTTCTGCAACTACTTATTTCAGAAGTCTTTATACTCTTCGAGATAAAGGTCTTGTATATATTGATATTGATAACAATATCGCATGTGGTTCTGCTGTTCAAATAAATAAATATCGTCTTGAAAAAGCAAAACTTTTTGCTGTTGAACTTAATCCTAAAAGTAATACTAATAAGATTCTATAACCATGCGTATATTATATAAAAAGCACGTAAAACGTATTATAATATATAATATAAATATTATATATTATAATACGTTTTACGTGCGTTGCAAGTATATATAATATATTTATATATTATATATACTTGCCATTATATATACATGTTGCTCGTGACACTGCTACTGACACTGCTGTTGTTGGCCATTATAAAGGTGGTTGTACGTATGTTTTTAATGGTGCTGAATTTCTTAATTAACATATTGTTAAACAAATTATTTAAACTATGATTGAAATTAAAAGTAAAAAGAAGAATTATGGAATTAGAATTCCTTCTTCTATTGGAGAGATTACTCCTGAAGTTTTAAATACTCTTGTTAAAGGAGTTAAACTTCCTAAACATTACTGTATTGTAGCTCTTTGTTTTGATACAAAACTTTTTGATTTTATGACTTCTATTAATGCTAAGAAACCATCTACTGTTGCTGTTTCTCCTTTACTTGCTGCTATTAGCAATGAAGATGCTGAACTTATAAATGCAAATATTGGAGATAAACTTATTCTGAATAGAACAGCTATCGAACTTGGAACTCAAGTTAATATTAAAACGATGGCTGCTTATAATAATATAGCTGAATATATTAATTCTGATCCAGAACTTATTAAAGCTATATATGATAAAGATGAAAATGCTATTAAAGTAGATAATAATTTAAATAAAAGTTTAATGATAGCTAAATCTCCAAGAATTATTGTTCTTGAATTTAAAATAATTGCAGTAAATGATATAAGAGGAGCTGTTGATGTCAATCATATAGTTACAGATCCTTTTATTAACAAAAGTGAACTTAATTAACAAACGTATGACAGTCGTTATGGAGAAAAAGCAAGTAGTGAGTGATATAGTGATGAACTTCTCTACGGGGATTCGCCCGAACGCAGTGAGGGCATTCATTTTTAATCTATAACGACTGTTATTAACAATAGTAATTAAATGGATAAAAACGTTATAAATAATATATATGATTCTGATTTAAATAATGAACTTGAAGTTAATACTATGAAAGATATTATTAATAGTATTGGTTTTAAGTCTGAAGAAGATAAATTAATGTGTGAAGTTATTATTACCAATCTTGAGAAATATGCTGCTGAAAATATTAAACAATCTAAGACTGTTAATATTCCATATATCGGTTGTATTCGTAAAAGTCCTTTAAGAGAAGCTATTGTTAGTCGTAGATTTGATTTTAAGAAAGCTCGTCTAAGTATGAGCAAAGAAGAATATAAAGATTATGTTAGACAATCTATCGATGAACTTAAGAAAGAAGAACGTCAAAAAAATGATTTAAAACGTGAACTTTATAAAATTCAAAAAATCAATCATAAACAGTATAATAAATTGTACGAAAGTGTTGGTAAAGCATATGCTGATTTTTATATTTTTGCTATATATTGTTTAACTCCTGTTGAGCATAATGAAGAGTTTGAAGAATTATATAGAAAACTTAGTAATAATGAACAATAAAATAATTTATATATGGTAAATGGTTTAATTATAGATAAATTATTGACTATTGATGATACTGGTATGCCAAAAGCTCCTACTATTCGTCAATTACAAGATAAAGATGTTTTATTACTATGGCAAAGAGATACTTCAAAAGATAAACATAAGTATATTGCAGAAGTAGGAGTTATATATTATCTTGGAGATCCTAAATCTCCTGCTAAACAACAAGGACTTAGTTATGAAGAAAGTCTTAAAATGGCAATAGAAAATTATGATTTACCTAAAGATTATAAACCCGATTCTCTTGTTAATAAACTTATTGATAAATATTATGTTCGTAATATTACAGAAGCTGGAGTTGCTTTAGAAGCATTACAAAAATCTGTTCATTTAGTTTCTATAGCTGCTGTTAAAATAAACGAACAATTAAATAAAAAACTTAGTGGAGTTATAACAGACGAAGATATTACTCCTATTCTAACTTTAATGGATTCTGTTAGTAAACGTATCGCAGAAATTCCATCTTTGACTAAAGCTCTTGGTACAGCTTATGATAATCTTCGTAATGAAGAAGAAGAACAATTTGCTCGTGGTGGACGACAAATTCTTAGTAGTATGGACGCAGATGAAAATAATTTTTAATATAATATGAAAATACCTGATAATATAACTATTGGTGGTCAAGTTATTGAAGTTAAACTTATTGATCATTTAGATAATGGTTATCTTGGACAAATATCGTTAGGAGAAAGCGAAATCGTTATTGCTCAAAATTTTAATGGTCGTAAACAACATCAAGAAAGTATTAATTCTACTTTTATACATGAAGTTATACATGGAATTTTAGATACTATGGGAGAAACTGAGCTTAGCAGTAATGAAAAATTTGTTAATACTTTTGCTGGATATTTGTATCAAGTTATTAAACAAATAAAAGATTAATAACCTAATTTAAATTATTTTATTATGTATAAAGTTAGACCTATTTATGACGATATTAGATTATTTTTTGATGAGCCTTCTCATAAATATACTGATAATCTTGGTAATGAGTATGTTTCAACTACTACTCTACTTCATAATTATAAGCCAAAATTTGATAAAGAATATTGGCTTAATAAAAAAGCTAAAGAACTTCATATTAGCAAAGAAAGACTCGCTAAACAATGGCAAGAAATAACCGATGAGGCTTGTAAACGTGGTACTAAAACTCATAATGGTCTGGAAGATAGCATTAAAGATACGTCTATGTTTTATAAAGCTGTACAACATATTAAACGTAATGATAATAGTATGACTACTGTTGCGGATATTGAAACTATAGACCAATATGTTAAACCTATTATTCTTGATGACTTTATACAAAAGACTGAAAATAAATATCCTAAAGTTTATGAAATATTTAATTATTATATAACTAATGGATATAAAATATATTCTGAAATTGGTAGTTTTATACCAGATTTATTAATTAGCGGAACTATTGATATTCTTATTCTTCGTGAAGATAAATTTATTATAGGAGATTGGAAAACTAATCGTGGAGGTCTTAAATTTGAAAGTGGTTATTATAAAAAAGATAAAAGACAAAACCCTCATCAAACCACTGATGTTTGGGTTTCTACTAATAATAAACTTTTACCTCCTGTTGCTCATTTAGCTGATTGTAACGGAGCTATATATAATTTACAACTTTCTATGTATGCTTTTATGGTAGAATATGTTTTAGGACTTCCTTGTGCCGGTTTATGGCTTTGTCATATTGATTCAGATTTTGTTCTTAATGAATATGGAATGCCTAAACGTTTCCCAGATGGTCTTTATCATCTTAAAAAGAATCCTAAAGAAATTGTTACTGTACATAAAATGAAATATCTTAGAACTGAAATAATTAATATTCTTGAAGATAGACGTAAAAATATTGCTGCTTCAAGAATAGCTTCTAAAACTTTATTTTGATATGGTTATGAAAAATATAATATTTGCCATTTTTATCGTTCTTGCAGTTTCTGCATGTGTTCAATCCCCCGTAGAGAAAGAGGTGATATATGTGCCTGTTAAAGATACTATATCTGATAATTCTAATGTTATTAGAATTGTTAATCTTGAACGAGAACTTCAATTAACAAGAGATAGTCTTAATAGTGTTAGAGATTCTATTGGAGAAGATTTATTTGTTGCAAGATATAAACTTAGTCGTATTAAATATTATACAAATCTTGTTGATAAAAAACCTTCTCAAATGAAATTTTACAAAGGTTGGATTAATCGTGTTTTGAAAGGAGAATAATTATGGCTAATTTTGATGAAGAATTTAAAAAAGTAATAGTAGTTGAAGGAGGATATGTTGATGATCCTGATGATGCTGGTGGAGAAACTTATCTTGGTATAAGTAGACGATATAATCCAAATTCTAAAATGTGGAATATTATTGATAATATTAAAAAAAGATTTGGTACTAAAGGTATTAATAATAGATTAAAAAATAATCAAAAAATTACTAATGAAGTTAAACGAATTTATAAAATTAATTATTGGGATAGACTTGAACTCGATGACATTCCAAGTCAAAAAATAGCCCATGAATTATTTGATACCGCTGTTAATTGTGGAGTAACTACTTCTATTAGACTCGCTCAACAAGTTTGCAATATGACTATTACAGGTAAATTTACTCCAGAACTTAAACATAATTTAATACAATATGGAAAAGTTTAATAAGATATTGTTATTATTAATTATTATTTTAATAGTTTTTTCTGTTGGCTATACTATTGGCTATAGAAAAGCTAAAAGTAATATTAACGATAACATTGTTATACAAGATACTACATACAATCATATAATTTTAGATAGTATAAAATATCGTTTGATTGAAAAAGATAGTATTATATACAATATAAAAGAAGATTTGAAAGATGATATACAAGAAGCTATTAATGCTAACGATAGCAATGTTGTTAAGCAATTTTATGAGCTTGTTAGCGAATGATAAATATGATACTTCTCTACGGGGGATTGAATGGAAGTCAGACACTATTAAAGTTGCTATTCCTATTGAATTACTCCGTAAAGCTAATATTAAAATGATTGAAAGAAAATATTTTAAAAAGATTATTATAGAACAAGATTCTATAATTACTCTTAAAGATAAATATATTCTTGAACAAGAAAATGTTATTAATGATTTCCAAAAAAGACTTCTTGTAAATGCTAAATTAAATGAAACTATAAGAAAAGATTTAGAAAGAGAAAAAGTTAAATCTAAAATATTTGGTGGAATTGCTGGAGTTGCTATAGTTGTTACTATAGTGACTATTTTAATAAAATAGTTTATTATGGAAAGTTATCCTTTTTTGGACTATATTAATGAAATTGACAAAGAAAAGAAATATAAAAAGGCTTCAGAATGTGGCTTTTATGATCCTTATGATTATTTTCTTGTTGGCGATAGCGGTGGGTTTTTAATGAATATTGATCCTACTGCTAAATTTGTTAATACAGAATTACTTCAAGAAGTAGGAATTTATTTTGATAATAATAGAAGATATACAGCTTATAAAGAAGATTCTATTCCGCATAGACAATTTAGACGTAGAGAGCAATATAGACGTAAATATGGTTTTGACGCTCCTTGTCTTAAATTAGCTAATGGTGAAATTAAGAATATTCATATTACTGGTAGTCATTATAATTTTCTTAATTATTGTAGAATTGAACAGCTTGATGAATCTACTGTTGTTAACGGTATGAAATCAACTGCCAAAAAGAAATATGCAAGACCTTTATTTATTGATAGTCAATGGTGGATTTTTAATATACTTGAATTTGCTGAAAAAAATGGTTTTCATTTATTGATTGATAAAACTCGTCGTGGTGGATTTTCTTATATTATGGCCGCTGATAGTGCTAATGCTGTTAATTGTGAATCTCGTAAAGTAGTTATTCATGTTGCTGTTGATAAAAAATATCTTACTCAAACAGGCGGTCTTACAGATTTTGCTGTTAATGATTTAAAGTTTTATGAAGAAAATACTCCTTTTGTTCGTGGAATACTTAGTACTGTTAAGTCTGATTTTCGTTTAGGTTATAAACTTCCAAATGGCGTTGAAGCTGATAAATCTTGGCGTTCTGCGCTTATTAGTGTAAGTGCTGCTAATAATCCAGATTGTGCTATTGGTAAAGACGCTATTAAAGTTAAAGTAGAGGAAGTTTCTACAATGGAAAATTTTGATGATTTTATGAATGTTACTGAACCTGCAATGAGAACAGGTGCTTATACTACTGGTATGTTATGTGCTTGGGGAACTGCTACTTCTGGTAATATGCAA